CACTGACGCTGTGGCCACATTTTTGCCCCATTGCGCCAGTTGGAAGTGTGCAGCATAGGAAAGCCGAAACGTGAGCATCTGGCCGCCAGCCAGCGTGACTGACGGCCATTTGATCGGTTGAACGGTTTGAGGTGTCATAGCAGATTACTGGAGAGTCGGTGCGCCGTTGTTGCTCAGTTCGATGTCGGCAGTAAACACGTCGCCGACTTTGCCCGTCTCATTGAATCCGGTGACGTAGGCCGCAAAGAAATCGGTCGACGCCACAGCCTGATCCGGATAAATAGCCTTGAAGTTGACCAGCGTTTGATTGATCATCAGCAGCCGCAGGCCGCGAATCACGCCTGATGTTGAGTTCTGGTGTGTCGCTTCCTTCGGCATGTAGTTAATCTTAAATTTGATCGTTCCCATGTCGAGCAGCGTGCTGATGCGACGCCGAAAGAGGTCGCCCGCGTTGGTAACGTCAGCGGTTTCGGCCTTGAGCGGCATCGTGAAATCGGACACGTTGCAAATTGTCGTGAAGGTTTCCGGGCTTGAGCCGTTGCCGGCTTGGAGCTGAAATCCTGTGAATGAAAGACCGGCTCCGACGCCGGATGTCTGTGATGCTGGTGCAGGCATGTCGTTTGTTCTCCTATGCGTCCTGATTTACGTACAGCCTCACGTCTACCAGGCGCATAAACGTGAGAGGGTCTGTCTGAGCGATCCCCATGTCAATATCGTTCGCTATCAGATTTGGATAAGTTGCAAGGCCTGGAATACCGGGCCCGTCGAAAGTGTTAAGAAATGCCGTGAGAGCCAGAACCACAAGCTCTGCATTTTCCGAGTCGTTGCCGCTGCCGTAAATCCGGAACTGGCACCGCGTCCAGTTGGTCGGCATCTTGCCCGAGCCTACATAATCGCCCGCGTTTCCCACCATCTCTACTACCACAGCTGGAAAGTCACGGCCTTGAGGTAGGCGCTGGTCAAACCATCGAAACGGTGCAGAACCAAGCAACGCCACCAGCCCCGCGTCAACGCTGGCCGCACTGTACAAACGTGCTTTTAGGCTGCTCATGGCGTGGCCACCGTGACCCGCTGGAGCTTGAGGCGCGTCTGAGTATGCTGGCTGTCTGATTCCGCGCCCAGCAGGTCGTAGCGCGTGCCGTCAACGTCTACCTGCCAGCCCAGCCCGGCCGCCGCGTTACTTGCCAATGGATACCAGCCGGTCAGCAGGACGTGACGAAACCGTTCCGCCAGCACATCCGGTACAGACTTCCGCTCCGTCGCACTGAACCCGTCTGGTGCGTCCATACAGGCGATGTTGACCATGCCGGACACCGCCGCAAACGTGCCGATGAAATTGCCCGTTACGCCCTGCGTTTGCACCGGAGCATAGAAGGTCGCCAGCGAGATAAACAAGCCCGTCTGAACTGCCAGCGGCATGATTGCGGAAAGCGCGTAACTGAAGCCTTGCTGCATTACAGATACGCCTGCCTCTGCGCTTGATTCCACCAGCGCTGCCGGTACGCGAACGAAGTGGAGCACTGCTCGATAATCATGAACGCCCCAGACTCGTCGTCTGTTGTCCGGTACTGCGCCGCTTGCTCCCGCAGCATCTTTGCGCCTTCCGCGGGTTTCATTTCGACGTCAAGGATGCGCGTGAACATGGCAAGTTTGGACGAGTTTGCCGCCATCGCATCCAGCAGGAGAGCCGCGACGCGCAAATATGACACCGCAGAAGCCGGCACGTTTGCGCCCGCCGGTGGCGAATAGAACTGAGCGCTCTGGAACGTGCCGCCCTGAATCGTAAACGCCGCACTGACTTCAGCATCCGCGAACACAAAGTTCTGGCTGTCAGTGTCGGAGATCAAAAGCCTCACGTAACTGATAGCGGGTTCGGTGTCGAAGTCGTAGGTGAAAGCCATAACTATTTCGTCACTTTTACCACGACGGTACCGGCTGCCGATTCTGCCGCCGCAAGGTTAGCCGATATTCTTGCTGCTTCTGCTTCTGCCACCGCAGCTGAGTACCGTTGCACCAACGGCGTTGCCAGAGAGTCGCGGAAATGTTTAATCAGCAATTCATGGATGCTTGCATAGCGTGGTTTTCCGTCGTCATTCTGTTCTGCCATGAAGCTTTTCATTGCCGCAACGGCGTCATCAGATACCGTAGCTTCTACGGTCGTGTTGTCAGCTTCGATGGTGATTTTCATAATGTCTTTGTCTTATTTCCATACCGGAATGTAGCCAGTAGAACCGTCCGAAGTCAGCACCTTCAGCCACGTATACGGCGCTGCGTTTGTGGTAGCAGGGGAGTTTGTACCCAGCAGCGCAGTCCCGGCTCCGGTAGAATTGAGGCCGCTAAACTTCATGAGCCCGCCGATTTCAAACACCTGCGTGGAAGTTGTGTCCGCTGCTCCACGAGTGATAACGACACGGGTCGCTCCGGTCGTTGCCGTCTGGTCGTAAAACCGTGCTGTGCCGCTACCTGCCGAGATCCCGACATCTAGTTGATACGTCGGAATTGCTACTCCAATTCCTACGCTGCCATTAGTGCGACTGATGACCATCGCCGACACACCAGGTACACTATTGTTGTGCCGCAAAAACTCCAAATATCCAGACCCACCGTTATCTTGGATCGTAAAACCGTAGGCGGTAGAAAAATCGTACAAACGTAACGCAGCGCTATACCCATTCCCCGCCGCTACAGTAATTTTTTCATCGGTGCCTGCGGTATAATTTCCAATTTGCAGTCTGGTTGCTGGTGTAGTCGTCCCGATGCCGACGTTACCTTGCACAATCATTCCCGATGCTGGAGCGTCGGATGCGGCGTAGGTAGTGCCAACTGAAATCGCGCCAACTCTGATTCCCGTATAGTTATTAGTTGCACTGAAAAGACCAAATAATTGTGGGCTTGCATTGTTTGACGTGATCCTGACAGCCCCCGCCTCATCACCTATTGAGAAAGCCCCGGTTCCGGTGAATCGCCCAATGCCAGCCACTTCAAGTTTTTGAGCGGGCGTTATCGTCCCGATCCCGACGTTACCGCCGTTTGGTTGAAGAGCCAATGGCAAGTATGTGCTTAATGTACTTTTGTTTGTTACTTGAATCCAAGCTGGAAATGGAGATACGTTTGCAGAAACACCAAAATCCATTACAACGCTACTCGTCGTGTTGCCGACCCTAAATACGCCTGTCTGAGTAGAACCAGATGAAGCTGGTCCGCCTATTGGCCCTACCGCATCTAACGTAACTCCCGGCGTTGCCGTCCCGATGCCGACGTTACCGTTGCCTAAGATTCTCATTCGCTCGGTCAGACCGGCAAACGTGGTTGAGTTCAAGCCTGCTGCATTGCTAAAAAATGCCAATCCGCCAGCCCAATCATTACCTGGCCCTTCCCTGATTCCAGCAACACCTCCGACTAACGTGGCATTTGACGCATCCTTAAATACAATGCCAATACCACGAGCCAGCCCTGAGGCGGGTCCGCCTGTCCTTTCGATGATTGCACCGATCTCGTTGATGGTAGCCGTGCTTACGAGACTTGTTTGTAGCGGGGCCAACGGCGCTGTCGTACCGATGCCGACGTTACCTGTGTTATTTACCATCAAGTAACTTGCCCCTGCGCTACTTGCCGCATTGAAAACTCCACTAGCATTTAGGGCGCTGTTGCCATAAACCTGTAACGAGTAGCCTGTTGCACCTGTTCCGATACTGAGAGGATTGCCGTTCACTTGCAATACCATGCCTCTTGAAGTGCCAGCTGATAAATCAAAACCATCCATCTGTGAATTGATAAGTCTGACCCCAAAATTGGTGGCTGTATCTCCAATCCAAAACTGTCTATTACCAGAAGCGTTATAGCTCAGATTAATTGCAGCCCCATTAGTGGCGTCACTGCCCCCCTGAACACCTGCGCCAGTCAATCGTAGGCCATAACCTGTTGTGGTTTGAATATGCAGCGGCGTTGAGGGCGTTGCCGTGCCAATCCCCAGCCTGTTGTTTGTCGCATCCCAGAAGAACTGGCCAGCGTCCTGATTGAGAATCCCAGAGGCCGAAACATACGGCACCGAGCCAACCGTCGTCAGGTTGCCCACGCCGCCGATTAAGTCGGTGCCCGCTACCGCAATGGAAGGAACGCCGGTCGCCGTGGTGTTTTTAAGCAGTCCTGTCGCCAGCCCAGAAAGCGTCGTGCCGTTGATCTTCACCACGGTCGTCGCTACGCTGCCAGCCGAGCTTGTCACGTCGCCTGTGAGGCCTGGCATTGCTGCAGCCGGTAGTCCGGTGGCATTCGTTAAAACTAATACAGGCGGCGTTCCAAGGTCAGGAGTTGTTAAGGATGGTGACGTTGCCAACACAACGGAACCAGAACCGGTTGAGCTGACAGCCGTGCCAAAACCTCCAGCGCCATTGCTCGTCAGAAATTGTGCGTTAGTGCCGTTCGTCGCTACCGCATAATCTGTGCCTGCTACCGCCGCCGAAACGACTCCTGCACCGTTGGCTTTCAGCAACCCGCTGAGCGTACCCGCGCCGCCCCGTGCTGCCGCTACCGTACCAGATGCAAGGTCTGACGCTGAGCCAGATATCGCAATCAGTGCCAGATTGCCCGTGCTTAACAATCCAACTGAGTCTGTGGCAACGTAAGGCCGCGCCGCTGCA